GCCCCCGCGAGGGCTCTGGCCCTCTCGCGCTGAAAGCGATGAGCGGGATGCGTCGGCCGACGATCTCGATCGCGGCCACCGGTCTCGTCCGCTGCGCCTTGTCGATTCGGATTTCCCGCTTGATGTTCTTCGCGGCGATCCCCGTGTCGGCTCCGATCGTCTTGACCATGGCCGTCTGGCCGCTGAGAATGGCGCGGTTGAGGGCACGCGCCATCACGAGCGGGGCCTGGGCACCCAGCGTCTCGAGATCCCTCTTGAGTGTCCCGAGATCGAAGGTGAAGCGCTCAATGCTCACTGGCTGCCCCACTTCTCCTCGAAAGTCGCGAGATACTCGACGGACGCGCCCACGTACTCACTTCCGGGCTCCCGCCGGATCGCGCGGGTGCTGCCGCGCTGCAGGCCCTTCGACAGTGTCGCCGGCTTGCCGTTCATAACACCGAGGTAACGGTCCACCGAGCCGTCCGCCTCGATCTCGACGGCCTCCTTGATGTCGGCGACGATCTCCTCGATCGCGAGCGTCGGCGCCGTCATGTCCGCGGGCACGATCGCCTGGACTTCGAACGGCACGCGCGTCCTCGTCGTGCCGCCGGTCGTCTCGGGCGAGTCGTCCCCGACGACGACTGCGAGCGCGGCCGGTGGATCGTTCGGCCCGAACCTCGGGACCTCGCCGAGGAAGATGTGAAGACCGGCATCCGTGTTGTATCCCTTGGCGACCTGAATGAAGCTCAGGCGGTTCACGAGATCCGTCAGCGCCAACTGCCGCTTGCTCTTCTGCGTCATCACGCCTCATGCCGGCACCACGACGACACGGTGATGATCGGGGCGAATGGTCTCCATGCCGTCGACCTGCCAGAGTGCCGGTGCCGAAAGCAGCGGAGGTGCCGAGGCGATGAGCGTTCCGCGCGGGATGGCGGGCACGTCGTCGCGCGGCACGGCGACGATCACTTTGGCCTCGCTGCGCTGGTAGCCTCCGGCCGGCACTTCCATCGTCTCCGGAGTCAGCCATATGACGCGAGTTGAGACGGGGGTGCCTTCGGGCACGGTGACCGTAGCCGGAGTGCCGTGGAGCGTGAAGTTGACCTCGCGTATCTGAGCCTTCAGCAGAGCGAGGTCCACGGTGCTCCGCCCTTACCGTGTGACTCCGTCGAGGCGGATCTTGCCGGTGGCGGAGGGGTTCGCCGCGGCGGCGGCGGCCACGCCGACCAGCGTGTTGCCGCTTGCGGTGGTCGTGAAGTTCTTGGCCGTGTCGTCCCAGTAGAGCTTGGCACCCTCCGTCCAGGCCTGGGCGCTCACCTTGGCGTGCTCGACGACGCCCGTCACGAGGGCGTTGAACTTCGCCGCCTCTGCGGCCGTCACGAGGGCCACGATGACGAGACCGCCGATCAGATACGCCGTGCCGCTGACGACCCCGCCCGTCGGCGCCGTGAGCTCGACCACTTCACCCGGAGCGACGTAGTTCTCCATCTTTCCCTCTCAGAGCTATCTGACCGCGCCGTCCAGACGGACGCGGCCGGTGGCGAGACTCGTCGCCGTGCTTCCGGTGGCCGGGACGACCGTGACCGTATCGGTGACCGCAGCAGCCTTGACTCCGGTGAGCGCGTCAATCGCACTCGCGAGACTCGTGGCCGTCGCATCATCCGACGTGGCCGCAGTCCAGTCCGTCCCCTCGACGAGCGGATAGGCGATGCCGTTGATTGTCACGGTCACGACGGCGTCATCGCTGCCGAGCTGCGCGAAGTCAAGGACCTGGAGCGTCAGGCCCGAGATGAGGAGATCGGCCGGCAGCGCGTCGGTCGCGAGCGCGACGACGGCCGCCACTGGCCTGACGGCCACCCCGACGAGCGTGTTCCCGGCCGAGACCGTCGTCAGGCCCGCCGGTGACGTGTCCCAGTAGAGCTTCTCGTTCTCGGTCCAGGCTTCCTCTGCGACCTTCGGCAGATCGCAGACGCCGGAGACGAGGGCGTCGAAGGGGAGCGTCTGCGCGACCGTCTCGAGGGCGACCACGAAGAGGCTCCCGATGATGTACGGCGTGCCGCTGACGACGCCCCCGGTGGGCGCCGCCAGGGTGATGACGTCTCCGGGGGCGATGGCCGTCTTCACGAGGCGCCTCCCTCCTTACGCTCCGGCGTTCTTGTACAGGCCGCGCCAGTCGATCACCTTCGCCCCGACGTCGTGGCGGACCTTCATCTGGATCCCGTCCACGATGAAGCCCACCTCCTGCTCGACGAGCGGGCCATCCTGGCCCTCGAGCATCGCGAGTTCGAGGACGTCCTGTCCGTCCGCGATGGCGGCCGAGAGATACCAGGCGCTCGTGCTGACCGCGTCGAGTCGCGGCTCCGCGATGACCGTGAGTCGGCCTGCGAAGGGGTTCACGTTCGATGCCTGAGACGCCAGGAGGTTCACGCTGACGAACTGGTCGGCGACCGTCTCCTTGGCGGCGGGGACGATCAGGTAGCGCGGGATGATGTTCAGCTTCGTCGCGCCGTCGACGCCCTCCTGGACGCGCATCGCGGAGCGGCCGGCGCTGATCGTCGTCACGTCGATGGCCCCGCCGCTGCCGGCGAGGTTGCCGTGGTTCGCGTGGAAGAGGGCCACACCGTCGCCCATGTTGGGGTTGTCCGTGATCTGGGCCCAGATGAGGTCGCTCTCCTTGTTCCGCGCCTGACGGCCGAACATCAGGGGCAGCCGGGAGAACGCATCGAGGTCGTCGTTGATGAGCGCCTGCCGGGTGATCGCGAAGCGCACCGCGTAGGTGGCGAGGCTGTACTGCTCCTTGGCCTCGCCGATCGTCCCGGCTGGGATCTCGCCGTGCTCGAGGACGAGCTGGAGCTGCGGCGCTTCGCCGAGTTGGTTGCGCTTCATCGGCTTGAAATCCCGGGCCGTTGCCGCGCGGGTGATGGGCCCGAAGGTCTGCGGGGCCTCGTTGTATGCCGCCCGCAGCGTCTTCCCGGCCACGTCGGCCAGCAGGAGCGAGAAGTCCGAGGTCGTGTGCATCCCGGACCGGCTCGTCAGGCCGAGGGCGATGCCTGCGACCTCCATCGGGGAGAGGCCCTCGGTCCGGATGCCCTGCTTGATCAGGTAGCGCTCGGCGAGGCGGATCAGGTTGAGGCCCCGGTACTCGTGACCCTTGTCGCTGAGCTTGAAACCGACCTCTCTGCCGTTCGCGTCCTTCGTCCAGGGGTGGGCCTTGTGGAGGAGCGCGTTCTCGATGCCCTCGCGGACGTGGATGAACGGATCCTCGCCGACGGTGACCTCATGGCCCGATGACCTGGAGACCTGACGGGGCACGTCGTTCTGGTTCTGCGCCCCGACCCATTCGAGCACCCGCGTCTGTGCCTCTTCGAGCGATACGCCCTTCTCGATCAGCTCGCTCTCGAGGGCGCGCGAGCACCCCGCGTTGAGGCACGCCTTGCGGATGCCGGCGACGCGCTTGCGCTCGGTCTCGGCGCCCTTCTGCTGGTCCGTGGGCTCGGGCGCGGGCTTCGGCGTGGGCGGCGGGGTCAGACTCATGTCGGCCCGGAACTCTTCCGAGCGCGTCTGTTCGGCCATGACATCCTCCTGGATGGTCGCTTCGCCCGCGACCTGGGATCGGTTGCGTTCCGGCGTCTGCGTCGCTACGGCGGCCTCTGCGGTTGCCACGATCTCGCACTCGTTTGCGTCGTCCACCTCGCCCGCGCGCACCTTGGCGCCGGCGTCGGCCGGGATCGGGACCATCGATACCTCGAAGGGCTCCCAGTCCACAGCGGTCCGTATCGGCGGTCCGTCCTCGCCCTTCCCCGGCTTCTCCTCGAACTTGTGGATCCGATATCCGATGCTGACGCTCCGGACGAGGCCGTCCCGCACGTCCTGCCAGATGGCCTCGACCTCCTGCCGGCGGCTGAAGCGCACGCGGCCGACGACGGCTTTCTTCATGAGTTCGACGCTGCCAGGCACGACGGCACCGAGCTGGTCGGCGACGGAGAACGGCCGGTGCGAGTCGAGCAGCGGGCCCCCATCATTCAGGCGATCGAGGCGGATGTGCGCGGGATCGAGCGAGAGGACCTCGACGTATTCCTTGCCCGTCCAGAAGTCCCGCCGCTTCACGGCGGCACCCGTCGTGAAGATCAACTCGACGCTGCGGTCGTCCTCGTTGATTGTCCTGGGGGCGAAGTTGGCCCGCAGCGAGAGCGGCGGCATCCGAACGGTGCGCGTGCTCATCCCGCCCTCGTCGCTCTTCTTGTTGTCATCGCCGGTGGCCTTCTCGAAGAGGATGGCCTTCTGATCGTGGTCCTTGAGCCACTTCTTCGCCTCCTCGGCGGTGAACTTCTTCGCGTCGAAGCGGATCGCTTGGAGTTCGGTCGTCTGGTCGCGCTTGATTCCCCAGATGGCGTGGATGCCGGTGGCGAACTTGTCGTTCTCCCGACGGAAGCGGATGTACTGGCCCGGGTCCTTGAGGCGCGCGGCGTGCTCGTTCGGAAACGGCATCCGGTCCGACCTTCACGGCGGATAGTGTCGCCCCGCGCAGAAGGTGCGCGCTACCGGTCAAATTGACCGGTACCCTTTGGGTTGTGTGGGCTAGAGTTAGCGCCCCTCGGCGTGGGGGCCGCCGCCGCCGTGGAGGCAGTAGAGGCCATCCGTCGTCGGCGTCTTGAGCCAACCCCGCCGGTAGGCGGCGAGGAGGTACTGTTGGACGGTGCTCAGGGTCAGACCGAAACGCCAGGCGACGACGCGGGCGCTCGGTGGCCGTCCCTGGACCTCTTGCACCGCCGCGATATAGTCGAGGATCGCCCTCTGCCGCGTGGTGAGCGGAAGCGTCGCGTGCTCGCGCGGCGGCAGGAGGCTCATTCG